TTCCAAGTGTGCCGAAATGGGGGGATATTATGGCATTGAGCGAAAAGAAAGCGATAACAGACAAACGGCATCAGGACAAGCTAGATAAAATAAAAATTCAGCCGTACAAGAATCAAGGCGCAGCGATCCGCGCCGCGGCTGCTGCCGCTGGGCAAAGCCTGCAGGGGTATATCTTGCAGGCAGTCCGCGCCCGGATGGAGCAAGAGGGCCGGCCGCTGGAAATTGAGCAGACACCGGCGGAATCCGGGGAAGAAGGGGGATTATAGGGGGTTACTGGGGAGGCTATAACTCACTAAGTTCTAGCCCTACACCTAGGGCACTACCCGGTAAAGTGGAGAATCTGACCCCTCCGGCGGCGGGACAAAAACGCACCGGATGGAGCACCGCCAGCGCAGGCCGTGCAGCCGGATCAGGTGCAGCCGGAACCGTTGCGCCCGGATCAGTGCCAGCGCCAGCAGCCCGGCACCGGAACGGGGAGCAGACCACCACCGCCCACGATATGCACCGGGACGCACCCGGCGCAGCAGATCGCACCGCCAGTGCAGACAGAAGGCCAGAGCAGCAGCGCACCACGCGCCGCCGCCCTGGCCTTTTTCTTTTGCCCATCTTCCAGCCCTGCCGCCTGCCAGGCCTGCCGGATCAGCAGCCCGGCACGCGCTGGGCGTTGCGCCGCCCCGGGGAAAAGCTGGAAAGTACCCGGGGAGCGCTGGGCGCAGTACCCGGATATTACGCCCACCGCCTGCACCGGGAAGGATCAGCACCGCCAGCGCCGCACCGATGACCCCGCAGCCCATCAGCTGCACCGCCTGCCCATTGCCCACCGCCAGCAGCCAGCAGCGCCAGACCTCACAGCAGCCAGCGCCAGCCGCCTGCACCTACCAGCAGCACCAGCGCACCCCGCAGCC